ATGAACGAAGCAACCACGACCAAAAAGAACGCCCCGCCCCGCGTGCCGATAACCGCATTTATAAGCGAGGACACGCGCGACGCGCTATTGCGTATCGCCGCCGAAAGGGACTTGTCTTTAAGTAGCATTATTCGCGTTGCTTGTAGCGAATACGCAAAGAAAAATACCGAAAATTAAGGAGTCAAAAATTATGGTAATCACTTATTACATCGGCGGCGAGCCGCACTACTTATTACCGAACGGCGAAAGCATAACGGCAAAGCAATACGAAGCATTGAAAGCCGCAACCGCGAAAAAGGACGAAGCGGCAGGATACCGCGACCGCAAGGCGGGTTATTACGACAAATGGTATCGTTACAACCGCGACGACAACGGTGCGGCATACGATAAAGGTTGCGTCCGTGCGGTAAATGAAGGCAAATGCCCCGACGATTTTTGCCTTATTGAGTGCGCGGAGGCGGCGGTATGATTGAAAAATCGTTTGACAAGGCGTACCCGATAAAGATTAACGGAATACCGCAAAGCACGTTGACGCGGGCGGCTAACCGCTTACTTGCGGAATATGCCGCCGCGTTCGGCGGTTGGGGCGGCGCACCCGACGAAATAACAGCGATTGCCGAACAAATAAAGCAAGGTATCGACTCGGAAGAGTACGAATACGAAAGCACATACGACGGCGGCGGTATCGGCAACAAAGTGTACGACAACGTCAAATACACGAACGAAGCACGCGCCCGCGCGTTTTGGGACACCGACGAATACAACGACCCCGTCTATCGCGTTACTTGGTACTTCTTTGCGTCCGAAACTTACACAAAAAATATTGCAGGAAAAACGCTCCGCGCGGGGTCGTATCACGATATTTTGAAAAAGGTTACGACAGCGAAAGGCAAATACCGTTACTTTTGCACGCACCGCCCGCCGTCGCGCGGCATTATTCCCGACGGGTTTGTATCTTACGATACATACGGACGCGATGAGCGTTACATCGGCGAAGTTACATACAACGAACAACCGCCCGCCGAAGCGTTGCGAAATTGGGGACTTGTAATCGACCCCGATTGGGAGCGCATACGCGCGGCATACGTCGATATTGAATAATCACAGGAGGCACAAAATGAACAATCAAACCAAAAACCCGTTATTAGCGTTTGGCACACCCGCAAAGGTCGTTATTAACGGCGAGCAAATCACGCACCCGCAAGCAATCGGCGCGTACATAACGGCGATTGCGGAAAACCCCGAATACATACGGTCGATTGCTTTTAGTGTAATTAACCGCGTTGTAAAAATTTACATCAAAACAACCGACAACGGCATAACTGTTGCGCCGCCGTCGCCCGCATTGGCGCACGCGCTTAAAATCGACGAACTAAAAAACAGCATAACCGAAATTGCCCGAAGCGAACGCCGCGACATCAAATCATTTACAACCCGCGAACTTTTAGACTCGGCGGCGAATGTGCTTGATATTATGCAAGACTTTGACGAAAGCCCGTACAATCGCGGGCAACGCAAACGCTTACAAAACTTTATTGCGAAATGGACGGAGGCGGCAAAATGAAGCATTGTTGTATATGCGGTCAACTTTTTGAAGGTTACGGAAACAACCCCGCGCCCGTCGAAACGCGCGGCGAATGTTGCGACGATTGCAATATAAACATTGTCGTCCCCCGCCGCTTGCTTGACGCGAAAAAAGCGCAGATACGGGCAGCGGCGGTCGCGCTCACATCAACGCCGTTGCAACGTGCGGAAAGCGCAAAATTAAACGCACTCGTCGGCAAGGTGGTTGAAATCGAATACACCGACGGCGACATCGAAGTCGGCATTTTACATAAAGAAACACCCGCAATAAAGTACCAAAACCCCGACGGCGATAATACGACGATATGCGGATATTGGCTCGACCGTATCAACGGCGAATTGCACTTCAAAAAGACGCACGTTAAAACCATACGACCGACGGAAGCGGCGCATACATCGCAGGAAAGCAAGCAATTAAACGAACTTTGCGGCAAGTCGGTATTTATCAAGTTTAATGACGGCTCGGTGGCGGCGGGTTTTTTGCATAAGCAAACAATAATAACCGACAATAATGCGCCGATAATTCGCTATTGCCTTGTAACGCCTATTCGCAACATCGTTTTCTTTAATTCGGACATCAAGTCGATACGGGAGGAGCGTTATGGAAATTAAAAAGTGTAAATTTTGCGGTGCGCCTATCGTATGGCTCAAAACACAAAACGGTCGCGCTATGCCGTGCGACGCGGACGCGGTCAAGTATCAAGAAAATTACAAGGGCAAGGACGTTATCGTTTTATCGGACGGCAAGGTTATAAAAGCAACGGTCGTCAACCCGAACGGCGGCGGGCTTACACCTATTATCGACGGCGAAGGTTACATATCGCATTTTGCAACGTGTACGCACGCGGACGAAGCGCGGCGACCGCGCCGCACGGAGTCCCCCACTTCCGCCCCGCCCGAACAAAAGCCCGCCCCGACCTATCCCGACCCCGACGCGGGCGATTATTACGCCGATTTATACGCTATGGCGGAAGCGGCAAGCAAGGAGCGGCGCAAATGGTAACGGGCGGCGGCGCATACATCGCAAACGGCTTGTATAACGCCGATTGCATAACGGCAATGCGCGCAATGCCGAACGAGTGCGTCGATATGGTTTTAACCGACCCGCCGTACAACATCAATTTTGTACCGCAACGCACCGCCGAGCGCGGCGCAATACTTAAGACAATTTATCGGTGGCGGACTTTGACAAATTACTCGGCGACTATTTTACGGAATGTTACCGCTTATTGAAACCCGATACCTTCCTTGTATCGTTTATGTCTTGGGCGACGATACCCGCGTTTGAAAAGGCGATACGGACGGCGGGTTTTCAAATCAAGTCAATGCCGATATGGGTCAAAAATAACTTCGGTATCGGGTATTATACCCGCCCGCAATACGAGCCGATGTACCTTGCAATCAAAGGCAACCCCGCCCCGCCCGAAACGGCAATATCGGACGTGTTGAATTACGCCCGCGTCGTCAAGCAAGTACACACTTGCGAAAAGCCTATACCGCTATTGCAACGGCTTATAACGACGTTTTCACACGAAGGCGACGTTATATTCGACGGGTTTGCGGGGGGGGGTACAACCGCTATTGCCGCCCGCAAATTGCGGCGTAAATATATTTGTTTTGAACTCGATAAAAACTACTTCGATATTGCGACATTGCGTATCGAAAACGAATTTGCGCAAGCGTCGTTTTTATACGATTAGCGGAAGCGGCAAACGGAGGCAACAATGCAAACGCTTAAACGAATAACAACGCTTTTAATATTGCCCGTGTTGGCGGCGGCTCTCTTGCGGGGGGGGGGGTATCTTATGATACTTGACCGCAACCGCGTTTACAATATGAATTGCCTTGACGGTATTCGGCAAATGATTGCGCAGGATATGCGCGTCGATTGCGTAATAACCGACCCGCCGTATTTGATAGACTACAAAACCCACAGGCGGCAAGACAAGCAACATAAATTTTGCAAGGCAATTCAAGGCGATACCGACCCACAGTTGATTATTGACCTCGTCCCCCTTTTATTCGATGTAATGAAAGATAATACCCCGCTTTATATGTTTTGCGGGAGCGACAAAGTCGATTTTTTCAAACAGCAAGTCGAACGGTACTTCACTATAAAAAACCTTATTATATGGGATAAAGGCAACCACACGGCGGGCGACCTTGACGCGCAGTACGGCAAGCGGTACGAAATAATCATTTACGCAAACAAAGGACGCGCCCCGTTTAACCCCGAAATGCCCCGATACGACGATATATGGAAATACAACAAAGTTACGGGCGAAAAACAAATACACCAAAATCAAAAGCCGACCGACCTACTATCCCGCATTATTCGGCAACACACGCGCGAAGGCGACTTGATATTGGACGCGTTCGCGGGCAGTTGCTCGACGGCGGTTGCGGCGTATCGGTTACAACGTGATTATATCGCGTTTGAAATATCGCCGACCGAATACGCCGACGGCACGCAATGGCTCGACTCGGTACGGTCGCAAGTATCAATTTTCGATTTAATTAAAGGAGGCACAATATGAACAATCAAACCACTACACCGCAACAGGCGCAGGAAATCAAAAAACTTTACGCCGTTGCAATGCATTATTACGGTATCGGCGAAATAACCGAATATGCCGTCGTCAAAGAAACGCCGAAAACCTACGCCGTCGAGCCGTTGGAGGACTTTACAAACCCGCTCAACCGTTGGCATAGGACAAACATCGTCAAAAAATCGGATATGGAAATTTACGACAAACATTTTTGCGAAAGTTATACGGCGGCTCTTGCTTACAAAAAGGAAATGCTCGAAAACTGTATTGCAGGTAACGAAAAACGCATTGCAGAAATGACGGCAAAAAACGAAAAGTACCGCGCAACTATCGAAGCGACATCGGCGGAATTACAACAATTAAACGACGGAGGCGCATTATGAAAATCATTGTCGATAAACCGACCTTCCCGCAACAATCGGCGACGATACAGTACAGCGCACCCCGCGCCGTAAATATCGGCGACGTATTCTATCGCATACATCGCGCCGAGTCGAAAAGTTTTTACCCCACTTGCCGCGTATGCGAAGGCAAAGGCGAATTAACAATAAACGGTATTACGTTCAAATGCCCGCAATGCCGCGTCGAAGCAGAAGCAATACACATCGAAAATTACGCCGTCCGCCGTTTTCGCGTTTTTGCAATCGAGGACGCGGTCGATACGCTCGAATGGAAGCCGTCCGATTTTCACACAATAAAAATTTTTCTTTACCGCAAAATCGGCGGCGGACATTGGGTATCAAGGGACAATACGGGCGCAACGCAATTTACAGTAGACGAATTTTGCCGCGAGTATAACATACCTTTTGCGGGCGACCCGAAATACCACGACGGAATATACGACGACTACAAAACCGCGCTTGCGATTGCGGCGCAAATGAACGAAGCGGAAATAAACCGCTTGCACGCATACAACGTCGAACACGGCACGGCTTACGCGGTAGATTTTACACCAAAGCACGACCCGAAATAAAGGAGGCTTACAATGGCAAAATACGGTTACAAGAAAACAAAAAACGGGTTTTCGTTTTACGGCGACCTTCAAGAATGTATAAACGCCGCAAAGCGTCGGCTCGAAAACTTACACAAAAACACCGCTTATATTGTGCGCGTTTACGACGAAGCAAGAAGCAGACGCGACGCGCATTTTAAGGCGATAGAAACCGCAACGGACTTTATCGAAGTTGCGACCGAACATCTTAAAAAACAGGCGGCGGAAAATGAAGCAAACAAAACCGACGAATAAAAAGAAATCGAAACCCGCACCAAAACCGCAACCCGACTATTGCTTGACGTGCCGCGTACCCGTCGGCAAATGTAAAGGGAATTGCACCAAACAACAACAAAAATTAAACGGAGGTATATAGAAATGACAAACAACCCGCTCAACGGGTATCAACCCGAATACGCCGACGCAATCGCGGACGCGCAGGAGCACAACATCGAACACGCGAAAGCGTCGCAGGGCGGCGGCTCGCCCGACTCCCCTATTTTGCCGACGTGCCGCTTTTGCGGGCGGCAGATACTCCCCGTCGACAAATACGCCGACGCGGAAGCGGCGAACGAAGCGGCAACGCGACAATGCGATTGCCCGCAAGCCCGCGAATATCAAGCGGAACTCGAACGGGCGGAAAAGCGCGAAAAGAACATCAACAAATTGCGCAAAGCCCTTGACGATGTATCGGCTTACTTTACGAAAGAACGCGGGGTCGAATACACCGACGCGCTTTACAATCTTTTATTTAATTGCGGCGTTGCCGTAATCGACGCGCAGGTCGAAAAAGCGAACTTAAACTTTGGGCGCGTGAAGGTTGCAATATCCACGAACAGCAAGGGCGCAATCGTAATCGCGCTTGCGTATTCCGACGGTTTTCGCGTGGAGGTTTGATATGACAAGTTTACCGCAACGCGTCGACGTTGCCTTTACGATACCGATTGAACAAACAATAACGCCCACAATGCCGAAACCCGACGGAAGCGGCGGGCAAGTGCGGCTCACTATGCGGGCAGACATCACAAAGACAAAACGCTTTTTTAAGCGGTTACAAAAACTTTGCAAAAAGTACGGTTACACTATCGGCGAAATACAACCCGCGAAGGAGGCGGAATAATGGAAAAGTACACAATAAAAGAACTCGGCGAACTTATAAACGCTATCAACAAAAACCCCGACTCGACAATCGAATTAACAACCGACCGCACGGGCGGGCTTACAAGCGCGTTTAACGGCGCGGCGGGTTTGTGGTTAAAAATCACACCGCCCGACCGCCCGCAGTATTGCAAAGGAGCGGACAAATACAAAAAGACCAAAAGAAAATAATAAAAACCCCGAAAATCGTTGCCGTCGACTTTGACGGTACACTATGCAAAGACGCATACCCGAACATCGGCGAGCCGCTCCCCTATTCCTTATATTATATAAAGAAACTTGCGGCGGCGGGAAACATCATTATTTTGCACACTTGCAGAAACGGCGCACTTTTGGACGCGGCGGTTGCGTGGTGCAAAGAGCGCGGCATTGTGTTTGACTACATCAACGAAAACGTCCCCGATAATATCAACCGTTACGGCGGCGATACGCGCAAGATTTACGCGGATATATACGTCGACACAAATGCGGTCAACCCGCGCCGCGTGGTTGGTATCGGCGAAAACGACGAATACGCGATACCATACAAGGCGGCGGAAGTAGTCGCCCGCCGTGATTTATGCGACGCTCATTGTTATTGCCCCGATATTCGGGCGGCGGGTAAATGCTACGATTGCGACGTATTCCTTGCGTTGCGCGAATATTACGCCTTGAAACTTATCGACAAGGCGGACGAGCCGCCCACATCGGCGGCGGGAGGTACATAATGCCCCGTTACAAAAAACTAATGATACAACGCGGCGTAATGCAAAAGGCGGTTGCCGAAAAGGTACGCAAAACCGACCCGCGAGTCGATACGTCTTTAATGAGTAAATTCGTAAACGGCGTTTGCTTACCCACGCCGCCAACGCTTGCAACGATATGTAAAACGCTCGCTTGCGACCCGCTCGATATTTACGACCGCGACGAAATCACGCTTGCGCCGCCGCCTACAATCAAAATCGAAGGACTCGACGCAAAGATGTCGCCCGCCGAACTTGCGGCGGCTATAAACCACGATGTACGCCTTTTTATGGCAAATGCGGACAACCCCGCACCGACGGCGGAAGCGGCAAAGAAACGCGAACGTCGCCGCGTAAAAGGCTTGTACAATCTTACAGTCGAAATACCCCGCGACGTTGCCGAGCGCGTATTCGCGCCCGAAGCATTGCGAAAACTCGGCTATTTAAGTAAAAGCGACTTTGTGCGGCAAGCGGTCGCCGCGCTCGACGCTCGGTTATCCACAATCGAAGCAAAAGAAAAAGCCGACGACGCAAGAACGCCGAACGGCAACAAGTAAATAAACCACAATTAAAGACAAGGAACGGGCGGTCGAAATTGGCACTTCCGACCGCCCGCGAAACTTGACACAAAATGCGTATCAATCAAACCGATAATATTATACCACATCGGCGGCGAAGTGTCAATGTTTTGCATACAAAAACCGTGCTTTTGCGTCCTCGTAATGAAGTATTATCGTATCAACGACGCAAGCAGGAAAAAAGACAACGCGCCCCGCGCTCCTTCCCCTTATCGGTAAACTACATCGGGGGTCGAGAAAGGGGGCGGCGGGGGAAAACATCGGGGGCGTTTGATAAACTCGATAAAGAAAGAACAAGCCCCATTTTAGCCCCCGCGTGTTGTCCCCCGCTTTTTTGGCTATTCTTTGTCTTTTACGTTAAAGCAATTTATCGGAGGCAATATGGCAAAACGCTACTACACACTCGACCCGCACAAATACAACTATGACGAGATATTCGGCGACGAAGCGCGGGAAGCGGAAAGCGACGCTCTCTTGCAATCGCTATCCGACCCGCACATCGTCAAGTATCGAACAAAGACGATTAAAAGCGGCAACGTGCTTGAAGTCGAGGTTTACCCGATATGGGAAACACACACGTCTACATCAAGGGCAAGGAAAACAAAGGAAAGCCGCGAAGCGCAAAAGCGGCTCAATTACAAAAATGCAGTCAAAACCGTTGTACGGCTTATCAATGCGAATTTTACCGACGCGGACTTTTGGGCGACGTTCACTTACAGCGAGAAGCGACTCCCGAAAACGTATGCGGACGCACAAAAGGAAATACAAAAGTTTATTCGCAGATTAAAGCACTATGCCGAACGACACAACTTCCCGCCGTTCAAATACGTTTATTGGACGGAATTTGAAAACGACGAAAAGAAAGGCAAACACCGTATGCACCATCACCTCGTAACGAACTTTGCCGACCGCGACAAAATGGAGGACTTATGGGGCAACGGCGGGCGCAACAATGTACGTCGGCTCGTTGCGGACGACAGCGGTTACGAGGGTATGGCGCGGTATTGTATGAAAGACCCGAAAGGACTCAAACGATACGTCGCGTCAAAGAACTTGAAAAAGCCGCAAATCACAGTATCGGACACAAAGTTTACGCGGCGCAAGGTAAACCGCATTATGTACGACAAGGTCAACCCCTATTCCGTTTTTGAGGGACTTTACAAGGGCTATCAAATGACGGACATCACAAAGAAAACAAGCGAATACACGACGGGCGCGTATGTGTACGTCAAAATGAAACGCAAGGAGTGAAAAAATGAAATACATCGGCAGTAAGGCAAAAATCGCAAACGAAATCATCCCGATTTTGCAACGCTACATATCCGCGTACAACATCAAGCAGTACGTCGAGCCGTTTGCGGGCGGTTTTAACGTGATTGATAAAATACAATGCGAATACAGGCTCGGCAACGATATTGACCCGCTTGTATGCGAACTCGTCGAAACGTGCCGCGAAAACCCCGCACTTTTGGACGAATTGGAAACGCCGACCCGCGCCGAATATTACGACGTGCGGGACAACCCCGACAAATACGCCCGTTGGTATCGGGCGGCGGTGCTTTTATTCGGCTCTTACAATGCCCGCGTGTACGGCGGTTGCTATGGTGCGACGGCAGTCATAAAAGGCGGCAAAACGCGAAATTACTTTATCGAAGCACGCGAGAATTTTCGCCGTCAATTACCCGCCTTGCGCAATATCCTTGTCGGCAACGCCGATTATCGGGAATTGCGACTCCCCGAACGGGAGCGCGTGCTTGTTTATTGCGACCCGCCGTATTCGGACGGTATCGGTTACGGCGGCGGCAAATTCGATACGGCGGAGTTTTGGAATTGGTGCAGGAAGCAAACGGCGGCGGGTCATATCGTAATCGTAAGCGAATACACCGCGCCCGACGACTTCGTTTGTATTTGGCAACACGAAATAACGACGCACTTAAACAACCGCGACAAGCAAAAGCGCGTCGAAAAATTATTTATTCACGGAGGCGCAAAATGGCACAAATACACGACTTGAAAATTTTACCCGAATATTACGCCGCAGTTGACAAAGGTGTAAAAACTTACGAATTGCGGTTTGACGACCGAAATTACGCCGTCGGCGATATGTTGATATTGCGCGAATGGGAAAACGGGCAATATACGGGGCGGCGGCTTACGGCAACAATAACGCACATCTTGAAGGGCTTTATCGGCTTGACCGACGGTTGGGCGGTTTTAAGTATCAAGAAAATCGGAGGTAAAAAATGCTTAAAAAAATAATATCGGCAATTTACGTTGTTACGTTGCTTGTAATTGTGGTTTGCGTGCCGCTATCGGCAATATTCGTCGTTTGTAAACTTTGCGGCGCGACTCCCCTATCTTGGCTCGGCGCGTGCGTGCCGCTTTTAATCGCGCTTGCCGTTTTGCCGTGCTTTATTCTCTCAAAAATTTTGCTTGACATCGGCAACAAATAAAATACCGAAACAAGGAGGTCAATAATGCCGAAACAACCCCGAAACGACACCGAAAAGAAAACAGCCGCGACAAAGGGCAAAAAACAGCCCGTCAAGGCTCGAAAGAAAGCGGACGCAAAACCGCCCGCCGAAGCGGATAACGCCGCAGAAACGGGAAAACGCGGCGCAAAATCACAATACGCAAATAAGGTTTTACCTTATTTGGCGGATATAGAGCGTTATGCGCGATGTATGGTTACTGAAGGCGATATATGCAAATTTTACGGCGTGGGTAAAACGCAATGGGCGCAATACAAAAAAGATTATCCCGAACTAACCGAAACGCTTTTACGCGCGCGCGAAGCGGGAAAAGCCGACTTACTCGATAACGCATACCGCGTCGCGGTCGGTTATTACTACGAGGAAACCCACACGACAACGGTCATTATCGACGGCAAACCGCACACCAAAACATACGTCGACCGCAAGTACGCAAAGCCCGACGCGGGTATGATACAATTCTTGCTAATCAACCGTTTTTCGGGCGAATTTGCACGCGACCCGCAAGCAATCGAATTACGCAAAAAGGCGTTGGAACTTGCAAAAGAGGGCAAATTGCCCGACGGTTGGGAGGGTATTTGATTATGCCGCTTGACCCGATACACGCCTTTTATTGCCGCAAAGAGTATTTAACGCTTGCGCAGTATTGCAAGATAAAAAGCGGCGGAATTTGCGCCCGTTGCGGCGGCGTATTCGATATTGACGAATTGCGACCGCACCATATAACCGAACTTACGCTCGACAACATCGACGACGTAAATATCACGCTAAACCCCGCAAACATCGAAGTATTGTGCCACGATTGCCACAACGCGGCGCACGCGCGTTTTGGTAATGTTGTCGGTCAAAAGCACGTTTACGTCGTTTACGGCGCACCGTGCGCGGGCAAATCAACGTATGTACAAAGCGTTGCCACACGCAACGATATTGTTGTCGACCTTGACCGAATACACGGCGCAATATGCGTATGCGGGCAATATGATAAACCCGACGCAACAAAGCGCGTCGCGTTCGCCTTGCGTGATTATTTACTTGACGAAATACGCACGGCAACGCCGCGCCGCCGTTGGCAAGACGCGTACATAATCGGCACATATCCCGACCGCATAGACCGCGACAGTCTTGCGCGGGAATATCCGCCCGACGTGATAAACTTTGTACACATCGACACATCGAAGGCGGAATGTATCAAGCGGGCGCACGAAACAATCAAGCAAGCGGCAACGCGCGACGCGGTTGTCGGTTGGATAGAAAAATATTTTGCACGTTATACGGAATAATACCCCCCCTATCCTTGCAAAATTTTTGAAACCCGAAAAGACTCCAGGCCGCAGGTAAAAAAAATTCACACCGAAGTTTTGACTTTTCGGGCGAAAAGTTTTCAAATTCCAAAAAGGAGGCGGAAATGAAAAAAAGCAAAGACAAAAAAACGCTTGCCGACGGCGAATACAAGCGGCTCGTCGATTTATACAAGGCGGCGGGCGTGGACGAAATCAAGTTACAAATTTACGACGAACTTATCCGCAAGGTCGCGGAGGTTTTTGCGTGTTTGGAAGCAATCAAAGAATTGCCGTCGATAATTTACGACCCGAAAAACCCGTCTATACAGCGGGAAACGGCGGCGGGTCGGGCGCGGGTCAAGTATATGGCGCAATACACTTCGGCAATGCAAAAACTTAACAAGGAATTGCTCGGCGGCTTAAACGGCGACGACGGCGACGATTTATCGGCTTATGACGACGACAACGATTAACGGCACGGAAGCGGCTACGCCCGCCCCCGCAGATTGGACGCTTGCAAACCCCGAAATTGACCCGCTTACAGGTTGGCAAGCATTAAGCGATACCGTCGACGGCGAGCATAGTTTTTTGATTGAATATTACAAGCGTTGCCGTTCGGGGGAAATCGTCGTCGGGCGCGAACTGAAAACCACGCTCGAAATGTTGATACAAGATATTTTCGCGGGCGGCGGCAAATACCGTTTTACACTTAAAGCGGCGCACAAACGAATTGCATTTATCGAAAACGAAATGAAACTTTTTCAAGCCCCCTTCGCGGGTAAACCGTTCAAAATGCAATTATTCCAAAAGGCATTTACGGAGGCGATATTCGGGTTTTACGTTTACGATACCGAGTTGTCATACGGCGCGGGTTGGGCGCGGCGTTTTCAAGAGGTTTTATTCCTTGTCGCCCGCAAAAACGGAAAAACCCCGCTCGTCGCCGCCCTTATCTTTGCCGAATGGTTTTGCGGCGGTATGGGGCAATCGGTAATGTGCGCGTCAAACGATTATGCGCAAGCCGCGCTCGTATTTAACGCCGTCAACGCTTTTCGGGAAGAGTCGCGGGCAATATCGCGCGTTACCCGCAAAAACAACAAAGGTATATTTTTCGGCAACCCGAAGCAACGCCGCAAAACGGGCAAATTCTCGAAGCAAAACAAGGGGTCAATCGAAATAATGTCGGCGAAGCAGGGCGCAAAGGAAGGTCGAAATCTTACACTTGCGGTCGTTGACGAAATTCACGAAATGAAGGACAATTCAACAATATTGCCCCTTAAAACATCGGTATCAACGCAGGACGAGCCGCTTTATTTTGAAATCACGACCGAAGGCATTGTGCGCGACGGCTATCTTGACGAGCGGCTATCCGACGCGCGGGAAGCACTTAAAGGCGAGGCGAAAACCGACCCGTCGCGTTGGTTGATATGGCTATATACGCAAGACAGCGAGGCGGAAATTTGGAACGACGAGCGCAGTTGGACGAAGTCAAATCCTATGTTAGGCATATCGAAAAAGCGGTCGTATTTACGGGAAAAAGTCGACACCGCCCGCCACAGCGGAAGCGACCGAGCGTTTATTCTTGCAAAGGAATTTAACGTCAAGCAATTAGCGAGTAACGCGTGGTTAGAGGAAAAATACATTGATTGTCCCGCCACGTTCGATATTGCCGACTTTGCGCATTGTTGGTGTGTTGTCGGGGTCGACCTTGCCGAAACAAACGACCTTTGCGCTTGCACGTTTTTATTTATGCGCCCGAACGACCCCGTCAAATAC